CCACAGGTGGGGCAGGGTACGTTATAGATAATGGTACTGGTGCCGCAGTCCGTACAAAATTAAATCAAATAACTGCCGCAATAAATTCTTTAAATAGTGGTTCGGGCGATCCTTCAATAAATTCAGCATTTCAACCACATATTGATACATCTACTTCACTTTTACGCATTAGAAATGCAGCTAATGATGCTTATATATCTTTAGGAAATATAAGTCAAGCAAACTTTGGTCATGCAAACTTATCAACTGCAAACACATTTACAGCAAGAGCAACTTTCAATGTAACGTCATCAATTACTGTTCCTTCTGGAACAACTGCACAGCGTGACGGAAGCCCTGCTGTTGGTATGTTTAGACATAACACAACATTAAATCAGTTTGAGGGGTACAACAATGGTGCATGGGGAGCAATTGGCGGGGGCGGTGCTGGAGCTACTGGAGGAGGAACAGATGAAGTATTTTTCCTTTCAGATACAAATGTAACTGAAGATTTTACAATTCCTTCTGGAAAAAATGCACATACTGTCAGCCCAATAGTGGATAGTGGTAAAACTATTGTTGTGTCCTCTGGCAGTTTATTAGTTATACTTTAATTATGGCATTAAACATTAACGGCACTACTGGTATTTCTGGGGTTGATGCTAGTGTTTCCGCCCCTGCTGTAACTGGGACAGATTCTAATACTGGTATTTCATTCCCTGCTGCTGACACCATCAAGTTTTCAACTGGTGGTGTTGAAAGAATGTCTATTACAAACAGTGGTGTAACAGGAGTAAGTGGCGGTAAAATTCTTCAAGTTGTCCATGCTTCAAGCACCGCAGATGGTTCGGTTAATTGCAACCCCACAAGAACTCGTGTAGATATACCCAATCAAAATTTAACTATTACACCAGCAGCAACTTCAAGTAAAATTTTAATAAGTTTCCAACAATTTGGAGAAACAGGTGCATCTGCACATCAATTCTCAATAGTTTTAAAACGTGCAATCTCAGGAGGTGCAACGACTGAAATTACAGGGGATAAACAATCAGGGGCGAATAGATCAGAAGTATTTACACTTTTAGGTAATTACGCTGGAGGCAATGGCTCTGATAATAATACAACACCCGAAATAGCTCATTGTGCAAATTATTTAGATAGTCCTAATACTACAAGTGCTGTTACTTACACCTTGTCAATACAAAACCATGAAAGCACAGGTCTTTATTATTACAACAGAGCTTTAAATGATAGTGATACTAATGAGAATGAAAGAGGAATTAGTTGGATAACAGCAATGGAGGTAGGTGCATAATGGCATACGATCACGAAGCTATTTATAAGGCTTATCCAGATTGTCAAAGGATAGAAGAAGATAAAGGTGCTTTCAAGGCAGATGGTACAGAAATATCTCTTGTTCAATCTGATATAGATAGTGCAAGGGCTACATTAAATACTGAAGCGTCTGCAATAGCCTATAAATCACAAAGAACAGGAGAAGATGGCACAACAGACACTATTTATGACACAATAGGCAATCAGCTAGACATGATTTTCAAAGCGATAGATGCTGATTCTGATTTAAAAACAAAATTTGCTACATGGCACACGCATATTACTGCTGTGAAAGCAAAATACCCAAAACCTAGTTAACCATGACAGCAAAGATTAAACTCAATTCGGCATCAGGTGGTGGGTCTTTCAGCTTACAAGCACCCTCTTCATCTAGTAATAACAGAGTTTTTACACTGCCAGACGTAGCAGATGGAACGATAGCTACGACTACAACTGGTGGTAAATTACTTAATTATGCCCAAACGTTTAAAACAGATGTTACTTTTTTTGATGGTGGTGCAGGGGTAGTAAGTGGAGATTTAATTTTTTTAGATTATACAGCAGCTAGTACCAGTAATAAATTGTTAATCATGGCTACTATTTGTGTAAGTACCCAAAATGGTGCTAGTAACCAAACATATGGTTATTTATATATAGGAGGTTCTGTAAGTGCTGCGATTGGGGATGCGGCTGGCAGTAGGATAAGGACTACTTTTCAAAATCAGAATTTTAATGATTATCAATTAACCCCTGTAGCTCACAATTATTTATTAAGTAGTCCTTCTACAAGTTCAACTAGATATTCTTATAGATTTAGTCATACAGACACCTCTGACGATAGAGGTATTATGATTAATAAATCTCATG